ATGAACCCTAAGACGAAGAAGTTCTGGACGTGGAAGAATCAGGCCGAAGGCGAAGAGACGACCGAACGAGTTCTCGAACTCTACGGAACGATCGCCGAGGAAAGCTGGTTTGACGATGACATCACCCCGAAAATGTTCCGAGACGAACTCTTTTCCGGAACGGGCGATGTAACCGTTTGGATCAATTCCCCCGGAGGCGATTGTGTCGCAGCCAGCCAGATCTACTCCATGCTCATGGACTACAAGGGCAACGTGACAGTGAAGATCGACGGCATTGCTGCCTCTGCTGCTTCCGTCATTGCGATGGCAGGAACCAAGGTACTCATGGCACCTACGGCGCTCATGATGATCCACAATCCCATGACCATGGCATACGGCGATCACGAAGACATGCAGAAAGCAATTGAGATGCTGAACGAAGTCAAGGAAAGCATCATCAACGCCTACGAGATCAAGACGAATCTGTCGCGTGCAAAGCTGTCCCACCTGATGGACAGCGAAACATGGATGAACGCCACCAAGGCAATCGAGCTCGGCTTCGCGGATGACATGCTCACCGACGATAAGAAGACCGAAACTGACGAAATGCCTGCGTATGCGTTTTCCAGCAAGGCGGCGGAGACTTCTCTCATGAACAAGCTCGTCGCCTCGATCAGACCCAGAGCAGTGCAGCCGAAGGAAGCACCCGAACCCAAACCCACAGAAGTCAAGCATGGCCGCTCCGTCACTGAGCTGATGGAACGGCTCGATCTTTTGAAAAACTAAGGAGGAAAAACAATATGACGATTATCGAACTGCGTAACAAGCGTGCTCAGAAGCTCGCGGCGGCCAGAGCGTTTCTGGAGTCCCGTCGTAACTCCGAAGGCTTCCTGAGCGCGGAGGATGATGCGGCCTATGCCCGCATGGAAACCGAGATCACTTCTCTCGGCAATGAGATCGCTCGCATGGAGCGTCTCGAAGAGATGGATGCCCAGCTGGCCAAGCCCGTGAACACCCCGATCACTGCGAAGCCCGATGCCGGTGCAAAGATGGACACCAAGACCGGTCGTGCCTCTGACATCTATAAGAAGGCGTTCTGGAACAAGACGCGTTCCAAGGCGGACATGACCCCTGAGATGCGCAACGCGCTGCAGGAAGGCACCGACTCCGAAGGCGGTTACCTCGTTCCCGATGAGTTCGAGAACACTCTCGTTCAGGGGCTCACTGACAACGCCGTCATTCGTGCTCACGCCCACGTGATCACCACGTCCAGCGGCCTGCACAAGATCCCCGTCGTTGCCGCGCACGGCTCTGCCGCGTGGATCGATGAGGAAGGTGCGTACACCGAGAGCGATGAGACGTTCGGTCAGGTACAGCTCGACGCCCACAAGGTCGGCACCGTGATCAAGGTCTCTGAGGAACTGCTCAACGACTCCGCTTTCGACCTCGAGAGCTACATCGCTTCCGAGTTCGTTCGCCGCATCGGCGACAAGGAAGAGGAAGCCTTCCTCGTCGGCAACGGCACCGGCAAGCCCACCGGTATTCTCAATGCGACCGGCGGCGGTCAGGTCGGCGTCACCACCGCGTCTGCTACAGCGATCACGGCGGATGAGCTGATCGATCTGTTTTACAGCCTGAAGGCTCCTTATCGCAAGAACGCGATCTGGATCCTGAACGATTCCACCATCAAGGCCATCCGCAAACTGAAGGACTCCACCGGCAATTACCTGCTGCAGCCCGCTCTCAAGGACGGCGAAGTCAGCACCCTGCTCGGCAGACCGTACTTCACTTCCGCGTTTGCGCCTGAGATCGCTGCTGGTGCTAAGACCGTTGTCTTCGGCGACCTGTCCTACTACTGGATCGGCGACCGCGAAGGTATCTCCTTCAAGCGCCTCAATGAGCTGTACGCTGGCAACGGCCAGATCGGCTTCCTCGCTTCCAAACGTCTGGACGGCAAGACCGTTCTGCCCGAGGCGATCAAGATCCTGCAGCAGAAGGCGTCCTAAGGTGACGACCCATGAGCTACAACACCAAAAACTACGTTGAGCAAGGCGGAGAACGTCTTGTGATCGGCGGCGAGATGGAATTCAAGGAGGGAGCTCGGGTGACCGGGCTCCCCACCGCCATCGTGCTGGACTTTCATGGGCAGAGCTTAAATGCGGCGTTCAGAAACGCGATCGACGTCACAGAAGCAATCCCTCTGAGCCAGTTCCTTAAAGCAACACGCTGTGAAAGCCCAATCATTCTTCGCGGAATTATGCTCGGCGATGATGAAGTTGGAGTTCAGGGAATGGCTACCATGACGGGACAAGGCATCTTTGCCATGGTCGGCTACAACGGCAATGGCGCGTCACTTCTTGGCGTGATCACACTGCTCCTTTATCAGTACGATGACAAGGTGTGGATGGTCGCTGATTCGCTTATTCCCTTCGAAGATGAATACGTCGATGGCGTAAATGTGTACCCGGACACCATGACAATGGTAATCGGCAACGAGCAGCAAATCACTGCCGAGGTCATTCCGGACACGGCGGTGAACAAGGCTACTCACTGGAGCTCCAGTGACGATAGTGTGGTAACTCTCAACGTAACGCCCGACGAATTCATTGATCCGAGCACTCCGGTATACGCTACCGCAGTTGGCGCTGGCAATGCAGAGATCACGGTCACGACCGACGAAGGCGGATACACGGCGACCTGCTATGTCACGGTTATTCCTGCGGTTGAAGAAAGCATGAAGAAATAAAAGGAGGCTGCGCGGATGGAAGAACTGTTACAGAAAGTCAAGGCAAACCTCATATTAGATCATTCGGCTGACGACGGACTGCTGCAGAGCTACATCCTCGCAGCCGTTTCTTATGCCGAAAGCTACCAGCATATCCCGGAGGGCTACTATTCCGAGAACGCCATGCCGCCTACCACAGAGCAGGCGGTCATCATGCTGGCAAGCCACTTCTACGAATCAAGGGACGGCAGCACGGGCGGTTTCTTTGCCGATAACGTGCAGGCCTCCCAGCAGGTATGGAACACGGTCAATCTGCTGCTCCGCCTCGACCGGAGGTGGCAGGTATGAGCTTCGGAAAGATGAACCGCATGGCGGAAATTGTCGAAAAACGTCGAGTGAAAGATGCCGAAGGTTTCAGCTCCGAGCAGGAAGTGACCCTCGCATCCCTTCGCGTTTATCGGGAAGGCCGTCACGGATCAGAGCGCTGGGCAAACCTCGCAGCGTTCTCAGAGGCAACCGACCTGTTTCGCTTCCGCAGGATACCGGATCTGACGGTTACCACTTCCCACACCATCGTGTGTGACGGAGAACGATTCGAGATCGTGTCCGTAGAGGATGTGAAGGGACGCGGCATGTATACGGAAGCGCTGGCGAAAAAGGTGGTGCCGAGCCGTGGCTAAGGTGGATATCAAAATGCCGGATGACTTCCTCAATAAGCTGCAGAACCTCGGCAGCGATGAAGACGGAATCGCCGAGCGTGTGCTGGAGGCAGGCGCGGAGGTCGTTGAATCGAAGGTCAGATCCAATCTTGCCTCGGTCATCGGCAGAGGTACGAAAACGGAGTCCCGCTCCACCGGACAGCTGCTATCGGCGCTCGGCGTCTCCGGTGTTCGTCTGGATCGTGAAGGCAACCATAACGTGAAGATCGGTTTCGCAGAAGGACGAACGGATGGCGAAAGCAATGCAAAGCTCGCCAACATTCTGGAATACGGGAAACACGGCCAGCCTGCAAAGCCGTTTCTGAAACCGGCGAAATCCGCTTCAAAGGCTGCTGCCATTGAGGCGATGAAGCAGCAGTTTGAAAAGGAGGTCAAAGGCAGATGAGCATACTGGAAGAATTGACATCACTGCTCACGCAGGGAGACTTCCCAGTTGAAACGGGCATCTTCTCTGAAGAGGCACCGGACACGTACATCGTGATCACGCCTCTGTCGGACACCTTTGACCTGCATGCGGATAACGAACCCGGCATTGACATACAGGAAGCGCGGATTTCCCTGTTTACAAAAGGCAGCTATACGGCGATGAAGAACAACATCGTTCGGATGCTGTTGCAGGAAGACTTCACGATCACGGACAGGTTATATAACGGCTACGAAACCGGAACCGGTTATCATCACTACACCGTGGACGTAGCCAAATTCTACGAATACGAAATGGAGGAATGATCAATGGCAACCATCGGTCTGGATAAACTTTATTATGCCCCGATCACCGAGGATGAGCAGGGCGAAGAGACATACGGCACTCCGCAAGTGCTGGCAAAAGCAATGACCGCAGATTTGTCGGTCGAGCTCAATGAGGCGACCCTGTACGCTGACGATGGCGCATCGGAGGTCGTCAAGGAATTCAAAGCAGGCACGCTGTCCCTCGGCATCGATGATATCGGCGCAGCGGTCGCAAGCGATCTCACCGGCTCTACGATTGACGCAAATGGCGTCATTGTTTCCGCCTCTGAGGATGGCGGCAATCCCGTTGCGGTCGGATTCCGCGCGAAGAAGTCAAACGGCAAGTACCGCTACTACTGGCTGTATCGAGTGAAGTTCGGCATCCCTGCTACGAACCTCGCAACGAAGGGCGACAGCATTACCTTCTCTACGCCGACCATCGAAGGTACGATCATGCGCAGAAATAAGGAAGACGCCTTTGGCAAGCACCCGTGGAAGGTGGAGGTTACGGAGGGCGCAGAGGGCGTCGATCAGGAAGTGATCGACGGCTGGTACGAAGAGGTTTATGAGCCTGTTGCCACTCTCAATCTCACTCCGACACCGATCGACCTTCCCGGTGGCAGCGAGATCAGATAACAAGGAGGGATTGAGATGGCTGACGAACGCAGCGCAATGATCAAGATCGGCGGCACCGCCTACGAGCTGGTGCTGACGACCAAGGCAACAAAGGAAATCGCCGGTCGTTACGGCGGCCTCGAAAACCTTGGCGACAAGCTCATGAAGAATGAGAATTTCGAGATGGCCATTGAAGAAATCGTATGGCTCATTACGCTTCTGGCAAACCAGAACATTCTCATCCACAATCTCAAGCACAAGGATGATCCGAAGGATCTGCTCACAGCAGACGAAGTCGAGCTGCTGACCGTTCCGTCAGACCTTGCCGAGTACAAATCCGCAATCACGGAAGCTCTGTACAAGGGCACGAAACGGAACATCGAAAGCGAGGCTGACCCAAAAAACGCGGAAGTCGGGTAACAGACGAAGAACTGTTTACCCGACTGTTATATTACGGCATCGCCCAGCTTCACCTGACGCAGGATGAGGTCTGGACGATGCCGTTTGGTTTGCTCCTCGATTTGTGGGAATGCCATAAGCAGTATAACGGGCTGGCAACCCCGAAGCGGGAGCACTTTATCGATGACATTATCCCTGACGGAATCTAATGGAAGGAGGCGATATCCGTGGCAGACAATTTCGGTCTGAAGATCGGTCTTGAGGGCGAAAAAGAGTTTAAGAAAGCACTGGCGGATATCAACTCCACCTTCAAGGTGCTGGGATCGGAAATGAAACTCGTCTCCTCCCAGTTCGATAAAAACGACACATCCGTCAAGGCGCTGACGGCGCGAAACGAAGTCCTGAATAAGGAAATCGATGCGCAAAAACAGAAGATCGAAACGCTGCGAGCTGCGCTACAGAACGCTGCAGAATCCTTCGGCGAAAATGATAAGCGCACGCAGAACTGGCAGATCCAGCTCAATAATGCAGAAGCTGCGCTCAACGGCATGGAGCGAGAGCTGGATGATAACAACAAAGCGCTTGCAAACGCCGAAGAGGGTTTCGACGATGCCGGTAAAGAGGCGGATGAGTTCGGTGATGAAGTCAAGGATGCCGGTAAGCAAAGCGATGATGCTGGAAGCAAGCTGTCGAAGCTCGGCGATGTAGCGAAGACAGTCGGCAAAGCTATGGCAGCGGCGATGGCGGCGATCGGAACGGCGGCCATTGCAGCTGGCAAGCAGCTCTGGGATATGGCGAATCAGACGGCTACGGTCGGTGACACGATTGAAAAGAACAGCCAGAAGGTTGGCTTGTCCTACGAAAGCTACCAGAAATGGGATTACGCCATGCAGCTCGCTGGTACGTCTATGGCCAGCTGCACCACAGGTCTGAAAACCCTGACAAACACCTTCGACGATGCCCAGAACGGCAGCGCCGGTGCTGTCGAAAAGTTTGAACGTCTCGGCCTCTCGCTGGACGATCTCAAGGGCAAAAGCCGTGAAGAGGTCTTCGCTGCGACTGTCGCCGCGCTGCAGAACGTGACAGACGAAACGGAGAAAGCCGCTCTCGCAAATGATATGTTCGGCAAAAGCGGTCAGGATCTGCTACCGCTACTGAACCAGTCCACGGAGGCAACACAGGCACTGCTTGATGAAGCAGAACAGTACGGCATGGTCATGAGCGATGATGCCGTCAAAGCAAGCGCTGCCTTTCAGGACAGCCTTTCAAAGATGAAGGGCACCATCTCCGGCCTCAAGAACAACATCGTCGGCGATCTGTTGCCCGGAATTACGATGATCATGGATGGCATCTCTGATCTCGTGGCCGGAAACGAAGAAGCTGGCGAAGAGCTCAAGGCAGGCGTCGAAAGCGTAATTGCATCCATTTCGGAAATGATCCCGCAGGCTATCGAGCTGCTGTCGTTGATCATCGCGGCAGTGCTGGAAAGTGCGCCGCAGATCATTCAGGCGCTGGCACAGGGCATTTTGACGGCGATTCCCGCTCTCATTCCCGTGGTGTTGGAGGTGATCACGCAGATTGTGGGAATGCTCGTGGAGCTGCTGCCCCAGATCATTGAAGCCGGTATGCAGGTCATCGCTTCGCTCATCATGGGCATCGCAGAAGCACTGCCGACGCTGATTCCCCAGATCGTCGAGGTCGTTATGCAGATGGTGCAGACCCTCATCGATAATCTGCCCCTGATCCTCGATGCGGCATTGCAGCTGATTGAGGGACTGGCGCAGGGCATCTTGGACGCAATCCCGGTGCTGATTGAGGCACTGCCGGAAGTGATTATGGGCATCGTGAATTTTCTCTTGGATTCGATCCCGGAGATCATCGACACAGGCATTACGCTTCTGACATCCCTCATTGACGCGCTGCCGACAATCATTCAGACGATCGTGGCAGCAATCCCGCAGATCATCAACGGCATCATCAATGCAGTGCTGGGCGCGATTCCCCAGATCATTCAGGCTGGTATCCAGCTGCTGATTTCTCTGATTCAGGCGCTGCCGCAGATCATCACGACAATCGTGGCGGCGATCCCGGAGATCATCTCAGGAATCGTAAATGCCGTGATTAACAACATCCCGCTCATCGTGCAGGCCGGTATCGACCTGCTCACCTCGCTGATTCAGAACCTGCCCACTATCATAGTCGAGATCGTGAAGGCGATCCCGCAGATCATTACGGGTATCGTGCAGGCGCTCAGCAATGGCATTTCCTCCATCGCGGAGGTCGGCGCAAATCTGGTGCGCGGCCTGTGGCAAGGCATCCAGCAGCTTGCGAGTTGGTTGTGGGACAAGGTCTCCGGCTGGATCAGCAGCATCTGGAACGGCATTCTGGACTTCTTTGGCATCGCTTCGCCGTCGAAGGAAATGGCTTGGGTTGGCCAGATGATGGTCAAGGGTTTGTCCGGATCCATTGAGGATAACGGCGATGAAGCCGTGAAAGCAGCGGAAGCCATGAGCGAAGACATCGATGGTGTCATGCAGGATCTGGCAAAGGACATGAGCACTGCACTTCCGACAAATTTCGACATTGACGGAAGCATCGGCAGCGCGAAGGCATCTGCTGCGGGCGGACTCCTCACCAGCGGCATGCAGCTCGTCCTGAATATTACGAACTTCAACAACTACTCGAGCGAGGATATCGAGCAGCTGACCAATGAGATCATGGTCACTGCCGGTCAATTCGCAAAGCGGAAAGGAGTGGTATTCGCATGAACGCTTTCACCTATAACGGCACCTCGTCCTACAATTTAGGACTGAGGATCGAGAGCAAAAATGTGTTTTCCACTCCACAGTACGATACGACATTTCAGTCGATCCCCGGCAGGGACGGTGATCTCATCATTCCGAACGGTCGCTTCCCCAATGTGCAGGTGACATATTCGGTATTCCTCCCGGCAAAGTCGCAGGCAGAGCTCGCGCAAAAGCTCACGGCGGTCAAGGCGTGGCTGTTCACGGAGCCGGACAGGTATCACAGACTGAGCGACACTTACGAATCCGGATGCTTCCGAAATGCGGTCATCAACACGAACCTCAATATTGAGGATCAGCTGAACAAGATCGGTGTGTTCACGGTCAGCTTTTCGTGCCAACCGTTCAAGTACCTTGCAAGCGGCCAGACCGCAGTCACCTTTACAAATGGCGGCGGCACCGCGCAGATTACGAACCCAACTCCGTTCACCAGCAAACCGTTGATCAGGATCAACGGCAGCGGTGATGGAACACTGACCGTTGCAAACAGCAGTGGCATTACGCGCCTGCAGATCGAAGGCATCAATTCTTTCCTCTATTGCGATTCCGAGCAGATGAATTTCTATAAAGGCTCGGAGTCCATGAACGAAGCGGTCACAGCGGATCGATTCCCCGTACTGACGGCAGGCGCAAATGCCTTCGTCTTCTCTGGCGGGATCACGTCCATTGCCGTAACACCGAGGTGGGTGATGCTATGATTCCGGTACTATACAAAGCAGACGCAATAACGTTTTCCACCTTCGGCCTCGGCGTGCTTTCAGACTGTATCTCATGCGAGGTTACGGAAGAGCGAAACGGCGCGTTCGAGCTTGTGATGAAATATCCGACCACCGGCCAGAATTATGAGCTCATAAGAAGAGAGCGCTTGATCAAGGCGAAGCCGAACGATACGGCAAACGATCAGGTCTTCCGCATTTACAGGATCACCACACCGATCAACGGCATCGTGACGGTATACGCGCAGCATCTTTCCTATGACCTGTCGAACATCGCTGCGCTCTGCTGGTCAGATGAAAACATCTCGCCGACGCTCGCCATGAATCGATTGTTCAGCGAGACGGCCACGCCGCATCACTTCACCTGCCGGACAGACTACTCGGCAGCAAAAGCGTTTTCCATTACAAAACCGCAGAGTGTTCGCGCTTGCCTCGGCGGTGTGGCAGGATCCTTCCTCGATCTCTGGGGCGGCGAATATGAGTGGGACAACTGGCTTGTCTATCAGCACCAGAGGCGCGGACAGAATACCGGCGTCGTCATCGAATACGGGAAGAACCTCACCAATCTGGAGCATGACGGTGATAACACCGACGTGTACACGGATATCCTGCCGTTTGCCGTGCAGACGGATGAGGCCGGTGCGGAAACCGTGATCACACTGCCGGAAGTGCTGATTCCAATCACGAACTCGGAGCTGGTACAGCGAAAGACCCTCATCAAAGACTTTTCGGACGCCTTTGATTTTGGATCTGCGATCACACCGGACGCCCTGCGAGCGAAAGCGAACTCGTACCTTTCTTCCAATCCGATGGGTGTGACGGCACCGACGCTGACCGTGGCGTTCGAGCCGCTGTGGAAGCAGCCGGAATACGCAGCCGTGCTGGAGCGGGTTTCCCTCTGCGACACGGTAACCATCCGACATTCCGTTCTCGGGATCACAGCGAAGGCGAAGGTCGTCAAGACCGTTTACGATACGCTCTCCGAAAAATACGTATCCATTACGCTGGGCAGCACCAAGGCGAACTTGATCAATACAGTTTCGCAGGCAGAAGCTGCAGCGCAGGCGGTCTCCGCAAAGGTGGATCGATTTCCGGCGCTGATGACGGCAGCGATCCAGAACGCCACCGATCTGATTACAGGTCAGTCGGGTGGATATGTGGTCATCAACACAAACGAAGCAACCAGCGAACCATACGAACTGCTGGTGATGGACGCCCCGTCCATGGCAGAAGTAGTCAATGTTTGGCGCTGGAATGTGGGCGGTCTCGGCTTTTCCCATAATGGGTACAACGGCCCATATGAGACGGCAATTACCTCAGACGGCCAGATTGTTGCTGACTTCATCACTTCCGGAACATTGGTGGCGAACATCATCAAAGCCGGTGTGCTCTCCTCGCAGGACGGCTCGTCCTATTGGGATTTGGAAACCGGCGAAGTGGTGCTTCGCGCCTACGCCACTACGGAACAGATCGTCGAGACGAATGACAGGATCGACGAAATCGAGGAACAGAAGATGTACCGGCTGGTGATCACATCCAGCAACGGGAACATCTTTAAGAATAACAATATCCGCACGACCCTTTCAGCAATCGTGTTTTCGTGGGATGAGAACGTAACAAATGAGCTCGATCCCAATCAATTCATCTGGACGCGGGTTTCGGCGGACGATGTATCAGACCGAGCGTGGAACCAAGTGCACGCCGGAGGCACGAAAACCATTGAGATCACCAGAGACGATGTGGACGTGCGTGCGACTTTCTTCTGCGATCTGATTGATCCGGTCACAAGAAACAGCCTGTTAGGCTAAGAAGGAGGAAACCCAAATGAGCAGAGCTCAAGGCCAATTCACAATCATTGACTACAATGACGCGCTGACGCTGACCGGCTATATCGGCTGCAACCACCCCAAGACGCAGATGTTTAACCCGGACAACAACAGCTACACCCCGAACTGGGCATCGACCAATCTCGTGCTGACGCCCAGCCTCTATATCATCGGCACCACCACAGATCAGATCACGTCCGAAAACGTGACGATGGTCAAGTGGTATCAGGGCACGTCCACTACGGCGATTGCCTCGGGCGGCAACTATACGCTCAGCGGAACGAAGAGTCACATCCTGACCGTCAAGGCGAACATCATGGCAGGATTGCCCGGTGTGGACTTCAAGTGCGAGATTACCTATAGAGACCCCAGCACCGGTCTCACGCTGGTGCATCCGCTCTCGATCTCGTTCTCCCGCGTTGTAAACGGCAGCGGCATCGTGGATCTTATGGTAATGACGCCAAACGGCAACGTGTTCAAAAACAGCGAGGTCACGTCATTGACTGTAAAGGCAGAGCTGTGGCGCGGCTCGACGGTGGACACCACAAACGTCACCTACAAATGGGCGATCATGGATGCATCTGTCACGTCCAGCTCGTCCACGGGCTACGATGCAGATTTCGGAACCGGCTGGAGAAAGCTCAGCAATACCTCGAACATGTACTCCGGCTGCACAACGGCAACGCTGACGATCTACGCAGCGGCGGTCGATAGCTACGCCGTCATTCGCTGCTGCGCGAAGGACACGGATTCCGCGTCCCCGACCTACAACAGCAAGTTCTATGACGTCTGCACGTTCATCGACAACTCCGACCCGTTGCAGGTCATCGTCTCGTCCACAGGCGGCGATGTGTTCAAGAACGGTGTCGGCAGCACGGTTCTGACGGCGGTCTGCTATCAGGCTGGCGCAGAAGTCGATGCAGCTGGCACCGGCACCTACACGTGGACGAAGTACGATAAGGATGGCAATGTGGATACCGCGTGGGGCACGAACGGCAGCAAAACCGGCAAGACCCTTTCTGTCGGAACGGCAGATGTAGATACCAAGGCAACCTTCATGGTGCTGGTCGTCCTCTAACGGAGGTGATCCCATGCGGGCAATCGGACAGATTACGATCACCAATATCTGCGATGTCGTTGCTTCCGATACGCCACCGGAGAATCCATACATCGGGCAGCTATGGGTAGATACATCGGTGAACCCTCCGGAAACGAAGGTGTGGAACGGCGACTCGTGGGAAGTGCAGAACGATCTGGAAACGATACGCGTCGTCATTTCCACCCTTACCACAAAGACGGCGGAGCTGCAAAGCACGATCGACGGTCTGAACAGCTATGTCGGCAGTATGACGCAGACGATCGAAACGATCACGGACAGTCTCGGTAATGAGCAGCAGAGCGTGCTGGAAATGCAGGCGCAGATGTCTCAGCTGCAGCAGACGATTGAGGGACTGACAGTACAGGTGACGAACCAGTACGCTGGCGGCCTGAACTTCATTCAAAACTCAGCAGGTCTCAACGGCGTCTCCGACGACTGGGTGAAGACCGGAACGGTCACAGTCGATACGTCGACAGACACGCAGAACAACACAACCTCGGATTCCTGTTTCGTGCTTGGCTCGAATTCCACACTGAAGCAGACGATCACAGGGCTGGTAACCGGTGTGCCATATGCGTTCTCTCTACGAGCGAAGAAAACTAAAGCGAGCTATTCAAGCTACATCCGCGTGGAGTACAACGGCAATAAGCACGTCGATTTCTTCAACCAGACGACTACATTCGGCTGGAAGGATTTCAGCCTCGTCATTGATGACATCACTGACAGCACCATCGTCCTATACATCTACAACCGGTATGCGTCGCTGTATGTGTCGGACATCATGATGGTCGAAGGCTCGACCGTCCACAACTGGACGCCCGCTCCGAACGAGATCTACACGAACGAAGTGAAAATCGACAAGCGCGGCATCGCCGTTTCCAATGCGGCATCCTCCCAGCGGACGGTGATCACGAACACGGAGTTTGCCGGTTACTATAACGATGAGGTCATCTTCACGTTGAATAAGGACGAAACGCAGACGAAAAAGACCACCGTGGACGGCGAATTGACCGTTGGCAAAACCAAGTTCGTGCCGATGTCCACAGCATCGGACGGCTTGAACATCGTAATTCTTGACTAAGGGAGGGATGGCAGCATGGCAATGACAGGCGGAACTGCGTATCTGGTTAAATCCGAATACACGAACTCCGGCCAGAACAACTGGACGACCGATCTATACATCTACGTGAAGATCGTATCGCAGAACCCAGCGGCCAACACCTCCACAATCGCCCTCGGCATGTATGTGTATTCCAAATACAACATCGACTGGGGCGACTGGAGCAACGGCGGTCAGTCGTATGTCGGCACTGCAACCTCCGGTGCCAACTGCTTCACGTTCACGGAAGGCCAGACAGGCAGCGGCACCAAGTGGCTGACGGAGAACCATCAAGTCACCGTCACGCATAACGCAGACGGTACTCTGACCTTGCCGATCTACTGGCACTGGGGTGTTTACTCCACGTGGGGACAATACCTCGCGCCGTCAGGAAGCAAGAACGTCACGCTGACAGCGATCGACAGAACTGCGCCGACCGTAACGTTCAGCGTCAGCAGCATTACGGCGAACGGCTTTACGATCAACGCGTCCTCTTCTGCGACTGCGGATCTCTGGCAGTACAGCACGAACAACGGCTCTTCATGGACGCAGCTTTCGACTACGGAGGGAACTTCAGCAAGCAAGGTGGTCACAGGCCTCTCGCCAAACACCACGTACACCGTCAAGGTGAGAGCGAGGAAAAAGACCAATCAGGTCTACGGTACCTCATCGGCTGTGTCGGTCAAAACGCTGGGAGGCGCGGTCGTAAACTCCGTGAATGCTCTGACGGCGGACGCGGCAACAGTAAAGATCACCATGAACGTGACCGTGTATGAAGCAAGCTACACCAACACGCTGGTCATCAAAAAAGGGACAACGGCCTATCTCACGATCAGCGGCCAATCGTGGTCTGCAGGTACGGCAAACAGGACGATCACGCTGACGGCAGCGCAGCGAACAACGCTGCTAACGGCGATGGCAGCAGATAAATCCTTCACGGGAACATTTGAAGTCACATCCTACAGTGGATCCACGCAGATTGGCTCGGCATCGTCAAAGACGGCGACTGTCTCGACAACTTCTTCAAGCTCCGCGCCAACGCTATCAGGATTCACCTATGCCGACAGCTACGCGACCACAACCGCGATTACGGGAAACGATCAGATTTTCATTCAGGGCTATTCCAAGCTGACGGTTACGCCCGGTACGGCAACACCTAAGAACTACGCCTCGATCGCCAATTACACAGCGACATGCAACGGCGTTTCCGTTTCCAATACGACCGGCGACCCGCTCACAGTGGGTGTCGTTTCAAAGAGCGGAACCGTTGCCGTAGTACTGACGGTAACCGATAGCCGAGGATGGACGGCCAGCGTCACACAAAATATTACGGTCGTGGCATACGCGAAGCCGAAGGTCAACTCCCTGACGCTCAGAAGAACGAATGATATTGAAGCGGAGATGCAGCTCGTCTTCAACGGCACCATTTCGGCAATCACGGTGGACGGGACGCAGAAGAATTCGCTTCTGTACTGCCGTTACCGATACAAGGCGACCAGCGCGACCTCGTACAGCAGCTATGTCAGCATTCTTTCGGCTGTGACGCAGAGCGGGACATCGTTCTCATATTCCAATCTGGAGCTGCGCAACCTCGCGTCAGACCAGTCATGGGATGTGCATATCCAGATCCGCGACCAGCTGAACAGTCTGTCGTCACTGGATCTGTACTACGTTATTCCGCAAGGCACGCCGCTGGTGGCACTGCGAAAGACGAAGGTTGGCATCAATACGCCGACACCGGAAGCGGCGCTTCATGTCGTCGGTGATGCGAAAGTATCAGGTACGCTGACGGCCACAACGCTGTCGGGTGCGCTTGCACCTTCGAAACTCTCTTCTGCAGTTCCGATCAGCAAGGGCGGCACCGGCGCGACCACAGCAGCGGCGGCAAGAACGAACCTTGCTGTGCTCCCGCTCGCAGGCGGAACGATCACCGGACAGGTGCAGAAAGCTGGTGCAGGAAGCTCCTTCATCAACGGTCGAAGCAACGCCATGATCAGGGTAAACAGCTATACGAACACATCCTCGTTCTTCCCGGCGGTATCCATGAAAACACCGTCCGCATCTTGGGAGATCGGCGCTTACGGCGAAAGCTTGTACTTCGTGTACGCTACGGATGCGAACTTCGAAGCGGGAACGAACACGACACTGACAAGGTATATCAACTCCAGCGGTAACTTCAACGGGAAAGCAGCCAATGTTACCGGCACCGTGGCGCTCGCCAACGGAGGAACCGGAGCTACAACGGCAGCGGCTGCAAGAACGAATCTCGGTATTGCCTGTACATCGCTGTACAACGGAGAACTGACGACCGGCAGTATCACGTTCAACTACGGCAATTACAATGCCTACATCATTCTGGGCAAGCCCGGAACAGCGACAGCAATTGCCGGAATTGTGGTTCCGAAGGCCATGATCACAACCTCGGATGTGAAATACCAGATCACGGATGAATCGTACTACAGATGCTTCAATCTGAAGTATTCCAGTACGACCGTGACGCTGACAATCTCTACCGGCAGCGGATCTATCCTAAGAGTCTTCGGCATCAATTAAGGGAGGTGCAGCATGCAGGTATTACTGGAAAACGGGTATGTTTCGTCCTATGCGCTGGTTGGTACGCTGGTCGAAGGGATCGAGGTCGCAGAACCCGCAGACATCGAGCACTTCAAAGAGCACTACCAAGCATACCGGCTGCGAGACGGAACGCTGGAATACAGCGAAGATAAGAATACGGACAATGAACGAAAAGCACTTTGTGATGAGCTGCGGCAGCGGCGCGAAACAGAGTGCTTTTCCTATATCAATCGCGGCCAGCTGTGGTACGCACGTCTCACCGAAGAGCAAAAGGCAGAGATGCAGGCGTGGTATGCGGCATGGCTCAAAGTAACGGAAACACTGACGGTGCCGGAAAAGCCGTCGTGGCTACATTAACAATTCAAAGGAGGAAATCACGATGAAGGAATTTTGGACAACCATTCAGGTCGCCTTTGCTGCCATCGGCGGTTGGCTCGGATGGTTCTTGGGAGGTTGTGACGGCTTGCTTTACGCACTGCTTGCGTTTGTGGTGATCGACTACATCACCGGCATCATGTGCGCCATTGTCGACAAGCGGCTGTCCTCTGCCGTGGGCTTCAAAGGCATCTTCAAGAAGGTGCTGATCTTTGCCATCGTCGGCATCGGCCACATCATCGACACGCAGGTCATCGGCAGCGGATCGGTGCTGCGAACTGCGGTCATCTTTTTCTACATGTCCAACGAAGGGATCAGTCTCGTCGAGAACGCTGGCCACCTTGGCCTGCCGATCCCCAAGAAACTGAAGGCAGTGCTGGAGCAGCTCCATGACCGCGCGGAAAAGGAGGAAGATCACTATGATGACAAATAAGGAACTGGCGGCAAAGCTGATCGATGTCGCAAAGAATTATAAGACGCTGTACATCATGGGATGCTTTGGTGCGCCCATGACGGCCAGCAACAAAAAGCGCTACACGCAGAATCACAGCTACAACAGGCAGCCGGAGCGCACGGCGATGATCAACGCAGCGAGCGCGGATACCTTTGGTTTTGACTGCGTGTGCTTGATCAAGGGACTTTTGTGGGGCTGGAACGGTAACAAGAACGCCATCTACGGCGGCGCAAGCTACACCTCGAGCGGCGTGCCGGACATCGGCGCAGACCAGATGATCAAGGTCTGCAAAAACGTTACGACCGACTTTTCCAAGATCGAGGTCGGCGAAGCTGTGTGGCTCGAAGGTCACATCGGCGTCTATGTAGGTGACGGCCTTGCGGTCGAGTGTACCCCTCGCTGGGCGAACAAGGTACAGATCACAGCCTGCAACCGCAACGTATCCGGCTACAACCGCAGGAACTGGACGAAGCATGGCAAGCTCCCGTATGTGGAATACGTGGCAGATACAACCACGCCTCCGGTCGAGACTACTGAGATCAGAGGCATCGACGTTTCCAAGTGGCAGGGTGAGATCGACTGGAAGAAGGTCAAGGCAGCCGGTATTAAGTTCGCCATGATTCGACTCGGCTACGGCTCCGCCAACGGTGACGCCTGCGGCCTCGACGGATACTTCGAGAAAAACGTGAAGAACGCGATCGCAGCCGGAATCGACATCGGCTGTTATTTCTACTCCTATGCCACCAGCGTGGCCGCAGCGAAGAAGGAAGCGGTATACGTCATCAATGTGCTGCAGAAGTACAAGGGTGTCTTCACTTACCCGGTCGCCTTCGATCTGGAGGATAAAACGCAGCAGGGACTCGGCAAGCAGGTGCTGACGGACATGGTGATCGCCTTCGGTGACGCAATCGAGAAGGCAGGTTTCTACTGCTCGCTCTACAGCAACCCCAGCTGGATGAAGAGCTACCTCGATACGGATCGCGTCAAGCGCTTCGACCTCTGGCTGGCGCACTGGACGGACAAGACCAACTATGCCGGTGCATACGGCATGTGGCAGAACTCCTCCAGCGGAAAGGTGAACGGCATCAACGGCAATGTGGATACCGACTTCGCATATAAGGACTATCCCACGATCATCAAGGGAAAGAAGCTCAACGGCTTTACCGGCAGCGAACAGCAGCCGACCGTCCCGGATTAGCCTGATCCAGAGCCGGAGACCACGCTCAAGGTTGGCGATCTCGTCAAGATCACCGGCAGCAAGTATTACGGTGGGCAGAACATCCCGTCGTGGGTGAAGGCGAAGAATTGGTATGTGCGACAGATCAACGGCGACCGCGTCGTGATCGACAAGAGCGAGGATGGCCAGAACGCCATCTGCAGCCCCGTGCATGCCTCCGGCCTGCAGCTCGTCCGTCGTGGGACAGACGCAGGCACGGCGCAGGTCTATACCGTCGTCAAGGGTGATACGCTCTGGGGCATTGCAAAGAAGTTCCTCGGCAGCGGTTATCGCTATACCGAAATTGTGAAGCTCAACGGCCTGATATCCTCTGTCATTTACTCGGGACAGAAGCTCAAGATCCCGCAGAAATAAAGGAGGCGCAGCCATGAGCGATAAAACCAAGGTGAAAATCGCGCTGGCTGAGGCGATCACAAAACAGCTCTGGGTGAAAGGGCTGATCACCCAGAAGCAGCGCGAAAAAATCGATAAAAACAGCCAGAAAACCCTTGCAAAATCCGATTGTTAATTCTTTATGTTCTTTCGAATTTCGGCTGGACTTTCGCAGATTTCTCTGGTACCTTTACCCCCGCCTCCGATGGCGGGGGTAAAAAAATACGCTGGTTCGAGTCCAGCACGAAGAAAGGAGAAAGAGCAAATGAGCAAAAAACGTGCGGTCGCATACATACGTGTATCGACAGAAAAAGACGCCCAGCTGCACAGCTACGACTTCCAAGAACAGTACTGGCGCGGCGTATTCGAGGATGATCCGGAAACCGAGCTCGTCGGTATCTACGCCGACAAAGGAATCAGCGGTCATAGCGTGCAAAAGCGCCCGCAGTTCCTTGTCATGATGCAGGACGCAAGGGATCATAAGTTCGATCGCATCTACACAAAATCGGTATCCCGCTTCGCACGAAACACGACACAGCTGCTGGAGGCGGTCAGAGAGCTTCGAGATATCGGCATCGAAGTGGTGTTCGAAAAGGAGAATATCCACACATTCGAGCCGACCAGCGAGGTGTTCCTCACGATCGCGGCCACCATTGCAGAGAACGATCTGGATGTGGATTCGGAGCGGATGCGCTGGTCGGTACGACACCGCTTCGAGAACGGATGGATCAGCATCGGCAGCGGACTATACGGCCTGCGCCTTACGGCAGATAACGAACTGGAAATCGTACCGGAGGAAGCAGCCGTGATTCGGTACATCTTCGATGCCTACGTCAACGGCGGCCTCGGCAGCAAGCGGATCGCGGATGCGCTCAATGAAAGCGGCGTGAAAACGCGCGATGATGGCGCATGGAATGCAAAGCACATCGTCGCCTTGCTCCGGAACGAAAAGTATAAAGGCGATGTGATCATGGGCAAGAGCGTCACTCACTTCGGAGTGCACCGAGATAATACGAACGGCGAATTCGCCCCGAGGTACTACATGGAGGACACCCATGAAGCGATCGTCGATAAGCAAACATGGGAAGCAGCGCAGCAGATCTTGGCTGAGCGCGGACGCAACATCCCACGGCAGGTGACCTCCCACACCTTCACCAGCATGATCCGGTGCGGATGCTGCGGGACGAACTTCGTACACAAGGTCAATAACAGCAACTTCAAGTGGCGGACAGACATCTGGGTGTGCGGCAGATCCCTTGCAAAAGGCATCAAGGCCTGTGACAACAGCAGGATCAAAGACGCTGTACTCAAAGAAAAATTCGTCGATGCTTATAATGAATTCATAGAACAGCGTCCACATGGCGATTCGCTCATCGCGCTACAGGAAGTGCTCGAAGACCTCAGGCAACAGGAACGGGATCTCGCCGAGCTCATGATGCAGCGCCTGATCTCAAAGGCGGCATACGATACGGAACGCAGTGAGATCAATGCACGAATCGCGGCCATCAATGAGAAAAACGCAGATCGGCGGATCAGAAGAGTCCCGGAAAGCGAGCACCAGCCAATCACAGAATTCAATGCAGAAAAAGCAACACGGTTTCTATCGAAGGTCATTGTGACAAAGTTCACGGTGACCTTCGTGTTCTATAACGGCGCAAAGATCAGTCGCCGCTACGATAACGGCCAGCCCGGAAAAAAACCCGGCTGGAACAGGAAAAAGGAGGATGCGTAATGGCAACGGCGACAAGAAGAGTGGTACGCACTATGCCGCAGATGTTCATCGAGACGGTGGACATCGATCAGGGAAAGCTCAAGGTGGCGGCATACGCTCGCGTCTCTACGGAAAAGGAAGAACAGGAAGACAGCTTCGAGCGGCAGGTCGAGCACTACAAGCAGATGATCGCGTCAAAGCCCGATTGGAAATACGTGGACATCTATGCAGACCCCGGTATCAGCGGCACCCGAGCAGAGAAAAGGCCGGACTTCCTTCGGATGATCGAAGACTGCCGCGCCGGTAATATTCAGAAGATACTGGTCAAGTCAATCAGCCGATTCGCCCGAAACACGGTGGACGCGCTCAACTATATCCGCGAACTCAAGGATCTGGGGATCAGCGTCTACTTCGAAAGCGAGAACATCGACACACTGACGCCCGGTGGCGAAGTGCTGCTGACGATCCTCGCCGCGATGGCGGAACAGGAAAGCAGGACGATCAGCAGCAACATCAAGTGGGCATACCAGCGCAAGTTCCAGAACGGGGACATCGTGCTGAACACCGGCCTGATGCTCGGATACCGGAAGGTCGGCAAGGACGATGACGGCCACGATGTGTTCGAGATCAATGAAGAGGAAGCGGAAATCGTCAGACGGATCTACAGAGAGTTCATCGCCGGATACTCGATCACCCAGATCGCAAAGCGGCTGATGGCGGATGGCATCAAAACAAAGCTTGGAAAGGAAAAGTGGTCTCACAACGTAATCGAGAGCATCCTCACCAATGAGAAATACACCGGAAACGCGCTGCTCGGGAAAACGTGGAAGCCGGACGTGCTCACCAAATACCGCCAGAAGAACGATGGCAAGAAGGCTCCAATCTACTATGTTGAAGACACGCACCCGGCGATCATAGAAAAAGACATGTTCGATCTGGCAAAAAAGGAGCTGGAACGCCGGAGAGGATCAAAAGAACAGGTCGTAGGCGGCGGACGCTTCACCAGCAAATACCCCTTCAGCGGGCTGGTCGAATGCGGCACATGCGGAGGCAGGCTGCGCAGGCACGTCAGAACGATGGGTACCGGAAAGAAGGTCGCCAGCTGGGGCTGTGCTACAAGGATCGTAAACGGCAGACAGGCCTGCGACACGCACCACATCAATGAGTCGGTGCTCGAAGCGACTTATCTGGCTGCACTCAGAGATCTGCTGGATAACGCATCGGATGTGGTCGAGGCAGTCAAGGAAGGCGCGGAGCTGGCGCTGGAACCGGAGAACCGCGCTGCGATCGAGCGGATCGAGGCTGAGATCGTCGGCATACAGGAAGCCGTCCTCGAACTGCATCGGGCAAAACAGCGGATGGAAGTCAGCGCGGTGGACTACGCCGCCAAGGTGAAAGAATACAGCGAACAGATGAAGGCGAAAGAGGCCGAACGGGATGAACTGCAGGACACGGCGGTCAAATACACGGAAGTCAGGACTTGGCTCGAAACGTTCATGGATCAGATCATGCAGAGCACCAGCCTCACGAAGGTCGACGGAACGACCATGAAGCTGCTGGTTGAAAAGATCATAGCACGGGATACCGGCATCGAGGTGGTCTTCAAATGCGGGGTCTCGGTCGAGCACGAATACGTGAAGTAAGATTGCAAGGCTGCAACAATTCGGAGGTATGGCGAATGTTGCAGCCTTCAAAATAAAAAAGAGAAAGGAACGGCGCAAATGGGCATTAAAGTGGAGTTCTGACGCTTTAAGGCAAGGAAACACACTGCATCCTTAATCGAAATTGCAATCTAAAAAAGCGGCAAGTTTGCAAAACGGGCTACCGGAGTCTACCAAGAGCATACAGGATTTCACTATAATACTCGCGTCGCGGCAAAATGGACATGAGACCAACTATTGGAACACGGTTGAAGGAACTGCGACAGAAAAAGAGTCTACGTCAGGAACAGGTTGCTGAGATCATCGGCGTGAACAAAAGCACGATTTCGGCTTATGAGATCGGTGGCAGGCAACCCTCCTTTGACATTCTTGTATCGCTCGCAAGATTCTATCACGTAAGCACGGACTACCTTCTCGGACTGACCGACGATCGAAACCTCGATATCTCCGGCCTGACGGAACACGAAGTAGAGGTGCTGAGTGAGCTGGTAACCATCATCACTGCAAAGAACGAGAGATTGAACGAATAACGGAGATGCGGCATGGATCATAAAGACGGTTTTCAGTATGAATACTTCTCAGCGGTGACCCAGCACAAGATTGAATGGCTGTGGTATCCATACATACCTTATGGAAAGCTCACCATCCTTCAAGGCGATCCCGGCGAAGGAAAATCCACATTCATACTGAACATCGCAGCGCTGGTGACACGCGGTAAGTCCATGCCAGACGGATTCCGCATCCGTGAACCACAAAGAGTCGTGTATCAATCAGCGGAAGACAACATTGCGGACACGGTGAAGCCCCGGCTTGTCGCTGCCGGGGCTGACTGTGATATGGTCGCCTACATCGTAGATGAAGACTACCCGCTGACGTTGGAGGACAGCAGGATCGAGCAGGTACTGCAGCAGACCGGCGCACGGCTTTTCATTCTCGATCCGCTGCAGGGATATTTGTCGCAGGACTCCGACATGACGAACGCTGGCCGCATGCGAAGCCAGCTCAAAAAGCTGGTGGATATTGCAGCAAAATACCGCTGCGCCGTTGTGATCGTAGGGCACATGAACAAGTCAAGCCACGAAAAGAATCTGTACCGTGGCCTCGGCAGCATTGACATCGCGGCCATCGCTCGTAGCGTGCTGATGATCTCCCGCGATAAAGACGACCCTATGATCCGGTACATGTTCCCTGTGAAATCGAGCCTTGCCCCAGAAGGCGCGGTGATCGCTTTTTCTTTCAATCGGGAAAACGGGATCCGCTGGCTGGGACAGAAGGAACTCGACAAAAACGTTGTCGAAAGCTGCAACCTTACAGACAGCAAGAAGATGCTTGCGGTACGAATTATTCTGGATGTTCTCTCCGACCATGATGCTTTGAGCGCTGAGATCATGAAGAAGCTCAAGATTATGGACATATCGGAACGGACGATAAATACAGCAAAGAAGAGTCTCGGGATCGTTTCTTATCGAAAAGATGGCGTGTGGTACTGGCGGCTTCCCGATGGATTTTATGAGCCGGACTGGAGGGTGAAGAATGGCAAGTGATCAGAGAGAAGAGCTTCGGCAGCTCTACCAGCGGGAAGAAACAACAGCAGCGCGTTTTATTCCGGCAAAGCCGAAGATTGATATCTACGGCGGCGGCAGGATGTTTCGTGTTTGCGCCTATTGCCGCGTATCTACGGACAACGATGCGCAGCTGTCTTCATTCGAGCTGCAACAGCAGCATTACCAGCAGCTCGTCGGCAACCACCCGAATTGGGACTTAAGGCACATATATGCTGACGAAGGCATCTCCGGCACCTCACTCAAAAAGCGTGATGATTTCAATGCCATGATCGCGGCCTGCGAGCGCGGCGAATACGATCTCATTGTGACAAAGAGCGTATCGCGTTTTGCCAGAAACCTTGTCGACTGCATTACGCTGGTCAGGAAGCTGAAGCGCCAGAATCCGCCCGTCGGCGTCTTCTTTGAGACGGACAACCTGAATACACTGTCAGAGGAATCGGAGCTCATGCTGTCATTCCTTGCGACATTCGCACAGGAAGAATCCGTTAAGAAAAGCGAGAGCATGATTTGGTCGCTGCAGCATCGTTTTAAGAATGGCAAGCTGCTCACACCGGAACTGCTCGGATACTCTCGGCCACGGGACGCAGCGGGTAATTACATCAAATACGCACGGCTGGAGATCGTCGAGAGCGAGGCGGTCGTCGTCCGCTTCATCTTCGATGCGTTCTTGGCAGGCAAAAGCCCGAAAGAGATCGCAGCACTGTTGACGGATATTTCGTGCCCGACGAAGACTGGCATGGAACAGTGGAGCGAGGGCTCCATTGGATACATACTCCGCAACGAACGGTACTGTGGCAATGTGCTCACATGGAAGACGTTTACGGCGGACATGTTCGAGCATAAGCATAAGCGGAACAATATGGATCGGGATCAGTACCTTTACACGGATCACCACGATGCGATTATCTCCGTTGAGACGTTCGAGGCAGCGCAGGTGCTGCTGGCGAACCGGCGTCATCATTACTATGAGGCGCTTCCCACTATGCAGGTCATCGACGACGGCGTGTTCCGTGGGTACATTCCGATCAATCACCATTGGATCAACGATGACCCGAATGCCTATTTCGAGGCGTCAAAAAGTGTACCGAACGGTGGCTTGAAGCGAATCCGAAAGAGCAATTTCAGCGCATTCGATTTCGAAGGCTATCAGGTGGTACGCGGACAGTTCTTAACGACAAGGCCGGAGTGCCCCTGCGTTACGATCACAAACCATACCATTACATTCAACACCTTCTGCATGCGGAAATTTGCAGACATTCACGATGTTCAGTTATTACTGCACCCGGCGGAACGCAAGATGGCAATCCGCCCGTGCAGGGAATCCGACATTCACAATATCCGATGGCGGACAGACCCGGACAAACCGTTCACGTCAAAGACGATCAGCTGTCCGCATTTCGGAACCGCCCTGTACCAGATCATGGATTGGAATCCTGATTATGCGTACAGGATCCGTGGGGCATGGGCTGCGCGTGGCAGAGATGAGATCATCGTCTTTACGCTTGCAAACGCCATGCCCGCTGCCTACATGGAGACCGTCGCCGATGACAGCGAAGAGGTCAAACGGCGCAGGGTGGCAATGTGCCCAGAGGAATGGAATGAGTCATTTGGTGACGATTTCTACGAATACGCGTTGGACAACAGCTTTTTCTTCTTGGCACCGAAGACGGATTGGAAGTCGGATGTGAAGAGCGTCGCTCCTCCCGGAATACAGCAGTTCCAAGTTAAGACGGAGGAAGAACTGGACATGTCAATAGCGCAAATAATGCAAAAGGATGGTATTCAGAAAGATGAATGATAAAGAGCAGTACCTGTTTCAGAACAGCGTTCCGTTAGAAGAGTTGCCGGAGGAAGAAACTGTCGATCTGGCCGGATATCAGGTAACGAAGGCAGAACTTTTCGCACACTCCAGAGAACCGGCAATCACGATCTGGGAGAACCGGCTGAAATTCAGCATGGCGTGTCTGCGGCGTTTCCCGGGGACAACGCATATTCAGTTCCTGATCAACCCCGTAGAGAAGAGAATGATCATACGCCCGTGTACCTCTGATACGCCTGACTGCCTGCGCTGGACAAGTGGCGGCGGCGCGAAAGAGATCAAGACCAGAGACATCATGTGTAAGTTCTTCGCGGCAAAGGTCTTCGATCTGATGGGCTGGGACAAGCAGTACCGGTACAAGATCCTCGGAAAACCAGCAACATGCGATGGTGAGTTCCTGTTTCTCTTCAAGCTGAACGACTTTGAGCTGTTCGTCGGCGGAAAGAGGAAAGGCTCCTATTTGCCGTCAGAATGGCGTGATTACTTCGGCGTTCCGGCCAAGGAATACGAAGAGGAATACAAGGTCAATTTGGCTGAAGGCTATATTACAACGGACAAAGTTTAATGGGAGGGCATTATGGAACAATACAACGAAATCAGTATGGACGGCTTCAAAGTCGTCAGCAGCGACTTCTTCTGCACGGTATCGAGAGTGTCCGCGCCGACAATCACAATCTGGGACGGCAGCATTGGCTTTTCCAAGCAAGACCTTATTCTACTGAACAGCTGCGAAAATGTGCTGCTGCAGATCAACGCGGCGGATAAGAAAATCCTCGTTGTGCCTACGACATCGAAGGATAAAGATGCTATCCGCTGGGTGAAGAAAACAAACCCGCTCGAAGCAAAGAAATTCAGCTGTCCGAAGTTGACAGACACCCTGTATGAAGCGTGGGGATGGGACAAGGACTATGTCTATCGCTGTACAGGACGACTTGTCACGGTGGCAAACAAGGTCATGCTGTTTTTCGACTTCGCCGAGCCTGAAAAATGGAAACGACCGGAGGCCAAAAATGCAAAGTGAGACATACATATCATTCTACCTGTCGACATCCAGAATACACATCTTTCGGAGCACGCTGAGAGACATCGGCAATCTGAAATTCATTCGGTTTCTTGTGAAGGAAGACGGTCAGTCTATGATCATGGAGGCCTATCACAAAAAGGATTTCCGCTCACACCGAGTGCCAAAGCCAACTGACAATAAGGAATGGAAGATGGAAGTACGCAGCCTGCCGCTTTGTACTTTGTTGCAAAACAAGCTGAACTGGATGGATGGCCGGTCGTATCGAATACCGGGTAAGGTGTATCCGCAACAGCGGCTCGCGGTGTTTGATCTTTCAGCAGCGGAACAAATCCAGCAAGCAGGCTCGTGAGGCGGAAAGGAAAAGACACATGAAGAGAAAGCAAACGGGATATGCCGTCCTTGAGTTTAACCACAGCGGCATCCCGGACAGTGAGCTGCAACCGGAACAATTCGACGATCGGCAGCGAGCAGTATTGCAAGCGCTTGCGCCAGATCGCAGAGCAGCGATCGAGCGTGGCTGTCCAGCGACGGTGATCGACCTCACCACGGGTGAAGGCATCGCTTCGTTCAACATGAAAAACGTAAAGCCTTCGGAATTTGAACAGAGACAGCTTGGCAGAGCATTGTACGAATCGATGCAGCGAGCGCTTCAGGATCCGGAGACTAAGAGGAAGTTTGAAGAGTGGAAAAAGCAGAGAGGGACGGACGGATCCCAAGGCAAAAAGTAAGAACGCAAATCATAAAGAACGCAGTCAGGTGTAACTTTTGCGGCGATGTGATCGAAAGCACATATCGCCATGACTACGTGACCTGCAGATGTGGCCGCGTCTCCGTCGACGGTGGCCACGATTATCTCCGCAGGTGTTTTGCCAGCCCGGATGCATTCACCGAGCTATCAGTCACCAAGGCGGTGGAGAACACCAATCCGAAGGAGGAAGATCAAGAATGAGGAAACTCGCAAGCATACAGCGCGTATGGAAGATTGAACCGATCGAAGGTGCAGACCGGATCGAGCTGGCGCATGTGCTCGGCTGGCAGTGCGTCGTGAACAAGGGACAGTTCAAGCCGATGGACGTCGCGGTCTATTTTGAGATCGACAGCTTCCTGCCGATCCGCGATGTGTTTGAATTCATGCGTGCGTCCAGCTATAAGAAGACCGACATCATGGGTGAAGGCTTCCGCCTGCGCACAATGCGTTTCCGTGGGCAGATTTCGCAGGGGCTCCTGCTACCGGTGGACAGATTCCCTGAGATCCCGGAGAACGCAGATGTCGGTGAAGATGTGACGGAGCTGCTGCAGGTGCGCAAGTGGGAAATCGAGGAACGCGTCACCACGGGCGGGACGGTCATTGGTACTCTCCCTTATGACATCCCACACACAGACGAAACACGGGTGCAGGAAGAGCCGGATCTGATCAAGGCGTTCGCTGGGCTGGAATACTATATCAGTACGAAGATGGACGGCTCGTCTCATTCCATCGGGATCGACGAAAACGGCTTCCATGTCACTGGTCATAACTATGAATACAAAGATGACGGCAGCAGCGCCTTCTACGAGCTCGTAAAAGCACGTGGATATCAGGCCAAGATGGAGGAATACGTGAAGGCGCTTGGTCTCAAGACGCTCACGATTCAAGGAGAGCTTTGTGCGCCGGGTATACAGCAGAACCGCCTGCGTCTGGCAAGGCCGGAGTGGTATGTATTTACCGTCCGAGAGAACGGCAAACGCGTTGGTCTGAATCGCATGCTCCAGATTTGTGAGGCACTCGGTATGACACCCGTTCCCATCGAAGAGGTGGACTCCGATCTTCCCAGCAAGTATCCTACGGTGGAGGCGCTGCTGGAACGTGCAGACGGCAATTATCCGAACGGCGGAAAGAAGGAAGGCATCGTGGTACGCCCCACGGAGCCGGTGTTCTGCCCGCTGATCAGCGCAAGCCTTTCTATGAAGATCGTGAGCAATAAGTATCTGCTGAAAAACGAAACATAA